ATATGCTCGGTGCAAACATTTTTGAGTATAACAATATACCACATGTAGTTTTAGAAATGTATAACTTAGATGTTTTAGCTAGGCCAGGTGATGAACTTGGTAATGATGGGAGGGTTCTCGTAAAAGACGACTTCCTGTCTAGAGCCCAGCATAGAGCTGGCATTTTAGAATATGAGTCTTGTGTAGGTAGTATTGGATCTTATGTCCCTGAGTATTGGAGAAAAACAACTTATGATCTTAGAACTGTCAATACTCTTGAAGACAAACTTAGATTTGTTTTGAATGCGACCGATGAATTTACTGCAGCCGTTGTGACTGTTACATTAGATGAAGTTATGCCAGTGGTATTTGACCAAGACGTAGATGTCAGGTCGGACATGCACAATGCTGGTAAGCTTACTCGTGAATTCAATGAATTGCGGAAATTCACCGTGTCAACTTTTGAATTACGTAGACCCAGTCCTATAGTGTTAGCTTATCGAATTACGAATGAATTGGCGCGTTTTCGCCAAGTGGGTGGTCTTTTCAACATTTTACGAGTGTTGGACCATCGCACAACTCTAACGAGTTTGTTTTGTTCACCAGAATTGGTTTTGCATCTATGTTCTCCAAAAACATGGTGTATTGATTCCAATGTGGCCCGTTGTATGTCTAACATCAACCAGGCTTGTAAGCAAAATACTTGTGTTAATGTACCCTATAATATGGCGTTTGCGAGGACGTCGATATATGATGACTCTGCATCTTATGCTCTGGCTAAACGCGAGAGATACATGTGGGACAATTACGGCTCCGGATTAGTTTTTCGGTTGCCGACCTCGATCGAATCAAAATAACCTATGGTTATCGTCCAGCTGAAGTTGGCGTCGTCTTATCTGCTAATGAGAGACCCGATGCCTCTTTTCGTGTTACAAAATTCAGGAAGGGATTCTATGACCAATCCAAACGTCGGTCAGTTAGAGTTTCTTTAGGATGTCATATTAAGCACTATTCAATGCCCGTACCTGATATGGAACATGGACCTTCCCAATTAGCTGGAATTACAAAAAGAGTTGCTGCGGCAATGCCACCCATTGGCCGTGCACGGTTGAGGTCGTTCAAACGTTTTGTGAAGAGATTCTGTAATAAGTATCTTAAATATTTGAAATTTGATAAAACTGAAGAGTTTAAATTTGAGGAGTGGTTGGAAAACGCTCCTTATCCGGCTTATCGTAAGGCCGAATTAGAGTTAGTTTATAAACGAGGATTGGACCTCAAAAAACCAAAAACAGACGTAAAAGCATTCATTAAAAATGAG